CAGAGTCATTTGGTATTGATGGTTCTTGATCTCTGAACCATTCGTGCATTTCACTCCACCATTCCGATTTTTGATTCCATATATATTTTTTAGACACTGCCTTTTTTGAGGCAACAGCTGGAATTATTGGAAGACCTAGTTCTTTCATTCGATCTCCCGTTCCTTTCCCAATACCAATTGTATCAACATAAATTCCAGCAGGTCTTTCTTCTTCTGGTGTCTCCTCGTATTCTTTTGCTACTTTACCGACAACTTTCATAGTGTCTTTGTAATTGTATTTTTTAATATCGGGAGACACCCAAGGGCCACAGCGTTTGACCAAAACTGAACGGTCACACCCCGCTCCCATATCTAGTCCCCATCTCATTTCCCCAAGAGGTTCGACTTCTTTCTCAACAGCTTGATCAATCATTGGCCAAGGAATAACAGCATTATCTTCCCTATTTGGAAATTCACCCAATACCTCAATCATATAGATATTAGAATCTTCCCCATACATATTCTTCCAATGTTCAATAGATTCTTTTGTAACCCATTTGGATTTAATTGCACTCATATGTAATTGTGCATATGTTTTCTTGTTTACAGGTTTATGTGATTCAAAGAAGAAACCTGATAATCTCCTTGGATTCGACAACATCAGTAAATAATTGTCTGATTCGGTCAATGAACCAACAATCACCCTAAACATTTCATCAGAAACACCAGATGCTTCATCAATTATATATAACATGTTTTCAGCATGTGCTCCTGCCATAGCATCTGGATTCTCTTGTCTAGCAGTTCTTGTAATTGCAAACCAAGTATGTGGAAATTCCTTATGTTTAATTTGTGCCGTTTGAAAATCAAATTGGTCCCTGTAAATTGGATTCATGCTATTATACATCTTTCCAAGTGTTGGCCAAATTGCTCCGGAAATAGTTCCACCAGCAGGAGCAGTAATATAAACCTGTGCATTGGATCTTGTACATAAGAAATGCCAAACAACAACTCCAGCTGCCCATGTTTTCCCACAACCACGCCCTGATCTAACAGTTGCCTTCTTTCTTTGATAAAGACTCTGAATAACATTACCTTGTTGTATATCTGGATATATATTTAATATCTGATGTGAAAAAGTAATGGGTTCATCATGATATAATTGAACTAACGATTCAAGACCTGGTTCAATAACCTCTATATCCATTACAACTCCTCTACTTTAGGTCCATCAGAAATTATATCACTTTCACCCCAACCTTCAACTTCCTCAATTGGTTCCTCTTCTTCCTCAATATACAATACTGCTTTTTCATTCCCTTGAAGTATATTTTCAAGAAAATTCTTATCCTCTTGCCATTTCTTGAAAAATTCATCAAATTGATAATTAGCATCTTCTTTTATCACTTCAATCACATCTTTACATATAGGACAAAAAGTCTGTTTCTTATGTAATACAAATTCCTGCATACATTTATCACAATGCCTAATTTGAAATTCACCTAAACTAAATTGCTTTGGTTTATTTCTTAATACCTCCTTATAAGCATCAGCATAGTTTTCTCTACTAATTTCTTCAATAGCTGCTTCACTCTTAATATATCTCTTTCCATCCTTAACAACTATCTCAACAACTCCATCCGATACATAATCCATTTACTTAACCAATTTTAACCTTTCTTTATTCTTATTGATTAATTGGGTAATGTCAGCGACTCTTTTATCTATTCGCACATCAACCTGTTTATCAACTTCAGTCTTTTCAGTAGGTCTTCCATACACATATGCTAATAGCAATGTTATTGCTTGCATTTGAGTTGTTGCATTATAAAAATGATATCTCTTTTTTGCAGTCTTCCATTCTCCTGTTTTTTCATCCTTAACCATTGTAGGTTCTTCGGGATCATAAAGGGCAATCATTGCTAACTTTTGAATTATACGTTCACAGTCCTTGCCAGTCTTTCTTTCAATAATTTCCTTCAACTGTTTAATCTTTACCGCTTTAGTTACATCCCTTGGATTCTTAGTACCCTTAACGAATCGCCCACTTTTTGATTCCCTAACAATCCCTTCATCACTTACAACAATTTCATCTGTGATTACGTCTGGGTTTTTATCTGCCATATGATCTCCTTTATAAGAAGGGTATTGGTTATTTGTTCCAGATTTTTAGCAGTGAACCAGTAACAAAATATAAATTGAATGTTTATGCTACAGGGGTCTGAAACCTATCGTTATTTTGTTATCAGTTAGAATCCCGTCAGTGAAATCATTCCAAATAATTGTCATTTTATTCATTCTATACTATTTCCTATATGGCGGTTCATAGAACCTCCGATCATCAGCTGTGCTGAGTTATGGCGAAGCATGGAAATTTAATTTTAAATGGACTTTTAGCGATAATTTTAGCTGAGAAACGAACTCGAGACGTAAATGGGCGTTTATACGAAATCCTATATGGCGAAGCATGGATTAGAGGGAAAGATAGCAAAGAATGTTAGCTGGAAAGATAGCAAAGCAAAAATTGCCAGAGATTTCGTGCGGGGTCGCTTATATCTACTAACTCAACTTCTTGATTTTTTCTTGTCTGTCCCGCTGGCAAAAAAACCAAACCCGACTAGAAGAAAAAATATTTTTTATTTTTCCTGCTGCTGCTTAGAAAGAAAAAAATAAAGCAGCAAGATAAGAAGCAAGATAGACAGCGCTCACTGACTGCTAACTATCTTTACTCGAGCGCTACTAGCACTGCTACTCACTGCTTACTTACTGCTGACTGTCCGACTACTGAAGTAAGACAAGTAGCAAGTGACACAGCGCTAAGTCAAGCGGGAACACAACTGCTTACTGACTGTGCTGCTAGTGGGTTTAGAAGTAATGCTACCACCGACTGACTGGGATAAGTAGTGAGACAGCAGTAAGACAGCGAGCACTAACTATCCGACTAACTGTCTGGCAAAACTCAGAGAACTTAGTGAGTGAGTAAGCGCCTACCTGGAGGACAGTGCTATCTTTCTTCACTTTAAGTTTCTATCTCAAGTGCTAGAAGTCTCAGCTATCTTTCTTCACTTTAAGTTTCTATCTCAAGTGCTAGAAGTCTCAGCTATCTATCCTGACTATCTATCCTGACTATACTATCTATCCTGACTATCTATCCTGACCTACCTCTTATCTGTCCTACTGGGTATTAAAAGTTTTAATAGCTAGTATTAAAAAGTTTAATAACTATCTTTGAAATTAAACACTTGACTATTTACTTACCTACTATCTATAACTATGAATACTGTTCATTGAATGCTACTGTACCTGTCTTAAATTATCTACCTTGGAATGAGGGTTACCTTGTTTGCTTTACTCTTGTCTAAGACGTCCTGGGTTAGTCTGCTGTTACTATATATATTAATAAGTGAAATGAAATGTTGCTTGTAAATTAAAAACCAAACAACGGAGTAAACAAACTATGTGGAGATTTATTAAAAATAGAGAATTAAGTCCTGCTATGATTTATGTCTTGTTTGTGATTAGTCTTGCTCTTGGATTTGTTGTTGGATCTATTTAACTTTGCTTAAGGAGATGATCTAATGTTTTGGATCTATGTTGTCTGTGCTTATTGTAAAAGACAGATTGGAATTAAACGTGTTGATGTTGAACCTAAAGAGGGATTTGATATTTCGCATAGTATTTGTGATCTCTGTCTTAAAGAAGAAACTGATAAATTAAAACTAACCTGAAATTAAAGGTGGGGAGGAAAATTAAAAATGAAGATTGTTGTAACTCATATGAAAAAGAATGATTGGATTTATACTTTGATGTTTGCAGTATTTCTGTTAGTATTTGTAGTTACTGCTTCTATATCTTATGCTGATACTGATGATCGTGATAAGATGTGGGATAGATGTTCATTAAATTTTAGAGGGAATCAGGAATTGATAAATACTTGTGTTAGTCAACAAGTTAGATCTTATAATCAGGTCAAGAGATATGTTGATAAATATCTTGATGGAGTTACGAGGGAGGACTATGAAAATGGGAATCTTTCGTTCGGGGCAAATGTTGTAATTAACTGTTCTAATAAATGGCGAGATTTTACTTTTGATTCTTATCGATGGGATTTGGTAAATTATTGCGTTTCTTCCTCACTTCGCTAACACGACAAATCTGTCACATTAGAATAGGAATCTTTATCTAACTTGCAACATTTGTAACATTAGAACGGGGTGGATTACTGAATAATCTGCCCTAGTTTTTTAGGGTAGTCTATTTTAGAAAGGAGAATTTATGATTGAAACATTACTTGATAAGAAATTAAAAGATACTGTTGAAGAATTGGATTTTGCTATTAGAGAACATAATCTAAAGAAAACGTCTAAGGATTATTTGATAGATGTACCACAGGCGAGAAATGGGGGTGGATCCAAAATTGCTTCAATTAAGAAACTTAAGAAGAGAGGAGAAATTAGATGAAAGAAGGAACTTTAACTAAAGAGGAAGAATTAAAATTAGATGATAAATTAGCAGATCATCTTCAGTATAAAACTACACCACCTGTTAGTTTGTCTATGATGGATATTTGTAAAGATGCTATTTTTAATTGTTTTAACGATGAACACAATAAAACAGTTAAAGTTGGAGAATCAGAAGTAGCTTCTCATGAAGTAGTAGAACATATACATCTTGAATGGTTTGTTGATAGATGGCCATTTTTTGACTAAGATGTTTGTCTGACTAATTGGAACAAATAAATGATATCTTATGACCCTTGGCACGGATATCGCACATGTTATATATTCTACCTAAATGTGGGGCAGGGAAAACTTTCTCCTTGTCAAAAATGCCACTTGAATTCCCATTTTGTATTTTCCCTGTCCCCAACCATATTACTTAAAAATGAAAAGAGAGGAATTTATGTGATGCGTAATACTAAAGAAAAACCTACCAATAAACTTACCAAAAAACAAATCTTTGATTTCTCCAAAATTCTACTAGAAAAAGATCTAAAAAAAGACGACCCAAATTATGATGGTAGTTCGTTGATCTTAAATGGAGGCAAAGAAAAAGATGATATCTGATGATCAAATAGATTCAATTGCTTTTTTAGTTTTGAATCCAACTTATGGTATAGATCCAAATCCTGAAATCTATCAGGAATATCTTGACATTCTAAAACCAACTAAAGGTGAAGTTGATGTAACTGGAACACCTGCACAAAATGCTGCCTGTCTAACTAAAATCTTAGAATTTCTTGTAGATGGAAATACAATTGAATTTGCTTTAGATCAAGTTAGTACTTCTGAAAGATTTGGTGGTCAACATGGAATTGCTAATCATTTTTTAGCGTATCGTGATTCTGAACATTCAAGTAACAACACACAAGAAAATAAAGATCGATGTTTGAAAGTTTTAGAGGGATTAGCAAAATATCGATGTGTTTCTGAAAATATTGAAGAAATGAAAAAATCCTACGATGAAATAATCACTCAGGCAGGATCTGGAATTGAAATGTACGAAAAATTTGTTGAGACTACTGAAAAGTTTTCTGCAGCAATTCAAAAAACAGAGGACCTCTACGTTGATAGTAGTGAATCCTCATTTTCTGTTGGACAAGAGGGTAACACATTAGTTGAAGTTGGAGAAAGATTACTAAATAAGTTTGATAAATCAAAGAAAATACCATCTGGATTTAAATATTTAGATGAAGAAATACTTTATGGTGGATTTGATCAAACACGACTTTATACTTATGCTGGAAATGCTGGGTCAGGAAAATCTACTATATTACTCAACATGGCAATCAATGGTGCCATTCATACTGAATATAAAGGTCCTTTAGCTGACCTACATAAAATATTTTTATATATTACTCTTGAAAATGATGTTGAAGAAACTCTTGAACGTATGTATTGTTCTAGGTATTCAATTACTCCTATTCAATTCAGAAGACAATTAAAAGCAGATGTTAAAGGCACTACAGAGAGATTTGAAGAAGATATGAAAGCATTTAACTCAACTGTTTATGTAAAACATTTCCCTTCATCTTCTTTAACAGTTCAAAAACTAGAAACGGAAATAAAAAAATTAGAGGAGAAAAAAAGGGGGGATCCCGATAAAAAAGTTGTAGCAATTTATGTTGACTATCTTGACCTTTTAAAAAGTATTTCAACTAAGGATCTTCGTTTTCAATTAAATGAAATAACTCAAGACCTAAAAGAAATAGCAAGGAGAAACAAATTACCTGTAATTACTGCAACTCAATTGAATAGAGAATCTTACACAGCTAAGAGTGCTTATAATTTAAATCCATCTATGTTAGCTGAATCAATTGGTAAAGTGTTTATTGCTGATTTTATGGGTTTTCTTGCCAGATCACAACAAGATAATTTAGTATTCTTCAAGGTAGGAAAAAATAGATCTGGACCATTAGGAAAACCGATGGATTTTAAAGTTAACTTTGAACATTTCAAATTTATTGAATGTCAAGAAGCAGAAGAAAATGGTAAAAAGAAGACTGATTCTGTAGTACATTCTAATCCTACTGAAGATACATTGAAGATGGTTACATCTAAAAAGAAATCTAAATTTTCTGGTTTTTCTTTTGATGGAAGGAATAATTTATGAGTAATCCAATTGAAATCAAGAAAATGCATGATATCATATTTGAAGAATTGGATGGAGATGGGTTTCAAAGGGTTGTTGATTATTTTGAAATAAAACTTAATTATTTTGAACCTCATGATTATGGAGAATATTATATCCAAATAATTGATTACTTCAACCAGAGGTATAGGATATCCCCTCCCCTTCTTTTTAATCAAATAAAACATTATTTATTTATAAAAAAAATAAAGGGGCACCTTAAAGATGATGTATTCAAAGAAGAAAAGTTAAAATTCATCAAAATTCAACTAGAATCAACTAAACCAATAAAATCATTAGAAAAAGATCTATTCAAGGCAGGTCTTACTGTAGAAACAGCTGAAAAATTAATGGAACAAGTGGGTGCTTTTATGTCACATTGCTTAAAAAAGTGCAAAATTTAGGCATATCCTAAAAACGTCTATGGGTAGGGCATGCATGTTTTATGCCCCACCCATACAATAGTTTGGGATACGCCAATTTGAGGTGAAAAATGGTTAAATTATCAGAAGAGTTGGAAACTGAAGATATAAAAAATTACCTAATACAACTAGATTTGAATATGGAATTTATAAGTAGGGAGCTTAATATTATAGATGAAAGATTAACTAAAATAGAAGAAAAGGTTGGTATAGATTTTATTAAACCCAATAGACATCATGCTGATCGAATTATATTATTTGACGAATAAAAGAGAAACCATTCTAACTTTTTAGAACATAATATTGAAAGAGTTGCTTTGGCATGAGTAAACTTTTTCCTCTCTTTTTAATTTAGTAGTTTTTTTAAACACTATCTTAGATTTATGTTACCGGGTGCTTTTCCAAGGATTAGCACCCATTTTTTTCGTCGTTGGATGTTTTCTTAAATTTATAGAACAAATTAAAAAAGAGAAGGAGAAGTCAAAATGCTAAGAAAAAGAAAGACAAAAACTGTTGGTGTTCCGTGTAATTGGTGCGGAGAAACGGCAGAATATTGGATTGGAAAACCAATTTATAGATACTGCTGTCAGGATGAATTTAAAAAATGTCCTGGTTATCAATTAATTCAAAAACACAAAGAAACGTGTCCACTTCCCGAATCCTATCATCACGATCATTTCATTTCTAAAAGCAAATGCTATCAATTACTTTATGAGTTCTATTCGTTGAGAAAAGGTGGTCATAAAGGTTACAACCTGAGAAATATCAAAAAACGAGCAAACATTCAACTCGGGAGAGAAAAATGTGAATATTGTGGTGGTGTGGGTAAATATTATATTTCAAATAAAGCGTGTTGTCAACAATATGCAAAAGATTGTCCAGGATTTCATGATCATTTAAGTAAGATTCATATTCAAAAATATAAAGATGATCCAACAATAGCAGAAAGGATGTCTGCAACTTTGAAAGTATCGCAAAATAGACCTGAGGTAAAAGAAGCTAAATCAAAAGCGATGAAAAGACTACATAATGAAATATGTCCTGAATGTGACCTATTCAGGACCAGATATATAAAAAATGTTGGAAGGAAACCGAAAACTGATGCCTAATTTCAAGAAACGTCTAGTTAGAGAAGCACACCTATTAGAAAAGAATCCTGATTTGAAAGGTCAAATGATTGATGATTTACTTTTATCAATGAAAATGAAATCAGGACATATCCATAGAGTATTTCCAGATAATGAAGAAACTAGAACACACCTAATGGATGATTTATTTGGGGAGGTCAAAACAGGGGCAGGGGGGGATAAAAAAGCTCCCGATGAAGTAATTTTTAAGAATAGACAGGCAATTGGAGATATTTTATGCTTCACAGCTGCTGTTAGAGACTTCAAACTTGCATACCCTCATACAAATGTTGGTGTTTTATCAACAGCTGCACATATTTGGGATCATAATCCATATATTGATCATCAATTAAGGGAAGGTAATATTGTTGAAGTAGGGCCAGGATTCTTAACTAATAAGTCTAATTCAATTGATTATCATCTTATTAATGCATTTAGGTTATCAATGGAGCAAAAATTAGGATTACATATCCCTCCAACATTATCAAGACCTGATATATGGTTGACAGAAGAAGAAATTAATAGAAAACCATTGATAGATGGACCTTATTGGGTGTTAATTCCGTCAGGAGCACCAGGATGGCCAGCAAAACAATATCATAGGTGGCAGGAGGTTGTTGATGGACTCAAAGACAAAATCAAAATCGTTCAAGCAGGCATTAAAGGACAGTATCCATTGCTTAATGGAACCGAAGATTTCACTGGACGAACTCAGCACAAAACAACTGGAATTAGAGATCTCTTTAACCTATTCTATCATTCACAAGGTAGTATGGGTTTGGTTAGTCTTCATATGCATTTATCAGCTGCTTTCAATAATCCTTGTGTGGTTGTTGGCGCCTGAGGTTATTACCGAAGCTCATATCAGCGAAAAGGTCCCGAAATGTGTAGATATGATACACCCAAACGAAGTGATTGCCGCTGTACAACGATATTACCGGGGCGGAATATTGGAGTATGGCAAAAAGGTTGAAAGACCTAAATTCCCCAATATAGTCAAAGAAAAGAAAGTATTTATCCAACCACAGGTCAATCAAATCGATAATGAATATCTTGAAAAGTATGGTATGACGTTTGGTGGCGGTGCCATAACTGATCGGGATTGGTTATTCATGTCTGAATTGATTGAAAAGGAAAATATTAAGAATATATTGGAATTCGGTACAGGTCTTTCAACCTTACTATTTCAAACCAGAGTTGATCGTATTGATTCATTTGAAACAAATCAAGGATGGATTAATAAAATATCAGCTATGGCAGATGAAACAAAAGTTAACCACCACAACTGGGACGGTGTTAAGGCAACCATACCACAAGATGTTGTGTATGATTTCGTATTTGTAGATGGACCTTCTGGTGGGGAAAATAGAGAATTTTCTCATAAATATGCATATGAAACAGGAGCTAAATGGATCATTGTTCATGATGCAGGAAGAGTTCCTGAAAGGAAGTGGCAAGAAAAATATTTATCAAAAGAATATGAATTATTTAGAAAGGGAGGACATAGATGTCACCTTTGGCACAAGAAAGAAACTATTAAAATTGATGATTCAAAACCTTTAGTTCGTATATGTTCAACTATGCGCGGATTTGGTGGGTCAGAAAGATCAACATTAGAGTTAATGAAAGGATTTCTAGACGTTGGATATAATGTAGAGTACATTCCAACAGGAAATGTATGTGGTCCGTATCTAAATTCAATCCCCTCAGGCGCATTTAAGGGTGAATGGGATAGGATTTCTGAACCATGCGACATTTTCGTATTTTATAGTTCGGACACGATTTGGTCATTTGATAAAGAGCAATATCAGATCATGAATAACAGAAAGGCAAACTGGGATGTTATGATATTGAACTATAAAATTGGCCAAGCGGGGGTTGCTGAATGGACTAAAACGTTTGACCAATATCTGTTTTTAAACCGGACTTTAGAGACAGAAATACTAAAAAGAATACCAGATGCAAACACATCCATTCTAGCACCCCCAACCAATTTAGATGATTTCCTTAAAGTAAAACCTGATTATGAACATGGTTTAAGGATTGTTAGACATTCAAGTCAAAGAGACTCAAAATGGCCAGATTATAGTAATCAAATGATTGAAGAATTTATGAGAATTAGAAATGATGTTACTTTTGCATTTATGCCACCAAGATCAGACTGTAAAGATCATAAATTAATAAGAAAATTCAAAGTTAATGAAATTACTCCTGCAAAATTACTTTCATTAGGAAATATATTTTGGTATCATTTACCTCCTAATTATACAGAAGGGGGCCCAAGAGTGGTCATGGAAGCTATGGCAGCTGGCCTCCCAGTAATCACTGATAATCATTCAGGAATGAAAGATAGAGTTACAGAACAAACAGGTTGGTTATGTAATGATAGATTTGAATATTTTAAGATAATTGAATCCCTAACCCCTCATATTTTAAGGCAAAAAGGGAAGGCAGCTCGGTATCGTGCGCAGAAGGAGTTTACAAAAGACCGGTGGATAAAGGAGATAACATCTAATGTCTGATATGTCCAACAAAATTTTTTATTACCTTGAAAAGATAAAAAAGATACAAAATAAAGAGTTTATACCTCCAATATCTTGTGAGATCGACCCTACAAATATGTGTAATGCAAAATGTTCTTGGTGTATGTTTCATAAATATAGAGAAGCATCAAGTGTACATTTGAAATGGGATATTTATCTAAAATTGATATATGAATTGAAGTTTTTAGGGGTTAAATCAATAACATTTACTGGTGGTGGTGAACCTTTGATGAATCCTCGTTTTAATCAGATGGTTGAAGTTGCAAATGATCTTAAATTTGAAGTTGGATTAGTAACCAATGGTATTTTGTTACATAAGTTGAAACAACCTGAATATTTTAAATTTATTCGAGTGTCTTTAGATGCAAGTAATGCTGAAATGTATCAAAAAGTAAAGGGTGTTGATAAATTTGATGTTGTTATTAAAAACATTGAAAAAACTCTAAAAAGAAATGAAACAGTTGGTTTATCATATGTTGTTGGACCTGATAATAATTATGACTTTGATAAGGCAAGAGAAATATCCAATAAATTGGGTGCTGCTTATATTCAAATAAAACCAATGTATGTAGATGATGGTATTTTTGACGACTATAAATTGAAAAATTTTCGGAACACGGTAATTGAAACAACCAGATATAAACCGAGTGAAAAACTTCCATGCCACATAGCACACCTTGTAGGCATTATCGCTGCAGATGGTTGTGTGTATTATTGTTGTCAGGGTAGAGGCAAACCAAACTTTTTTGTTGGAAGTTTAGCACATGAATCATTTGAAACAATTTGGAGAAGAAGATTGAAACATAATAATATTAGTATAAGACAATGTCCTCCTTGTCGATACATGAATTATGCAAGTGCAGTAAGAGGATTCCTGAAAGAAGGTAATTTGTTTTATCAACATAAGAATTTTTTATAAGGAGATGATATGCCATTAAAACTTTTGAATGTCGATGGTACCAAAGAAAATGATTCATGTGAATATTATAATTGGAGACTTGAATGGTTAGAAAATACCATCTGTAAACGACACAAAAGAGGTGATAAACTATCAACTCAACAATATCAGACTTGGTACGATTCTGAACAAAGAACCTATGAAAACATGAAAAAAGATGAAGAAAGGGTGAAAAAACTCAATAAAAGTCTTGCAATCATCGTTCCAACACATAAATATCATAATATTTGGTTAGAGTCTTCTTTGTCTCAATTACAAAAAACAGGTTATTGGACTTTGCTTGCATTTGATAATCCCTACTATCAATTAAATCAAAAACATGACGATCAATTGCCATCAACAAAAGCAATGATGTGTGTTGATCAAGTGATTATGAAACCTAAAACATGGGGATCGGGTGTTGGTATACCTCATTCGTGGTCAATGTGGTTAGGAATGAAAATGTTGAAAGCTCTTGGGTTTGAATATGTATTTAATTGTAACGGGGATATTGTATTGGAAAAACCTGAGGGTGTCAATAAATTATTTCAAATGTTGAAAGATGAGGACGCTGATATCATTGCTTGTGAATATCATCCTGGGAGATACCTCGGTACAATGGTATGGTTATCGAAAATTGATCCTGCTCTTGCTATGTGGGAAGAAAATATGAAAAGGATATATCAGGTAAATTATGGAAACGCTGAAGCAAGGTTTGGTAGGTTTGCTGCTGAACATAAATTAAAAGTCATACCTGTTGATAATCCAGCTGATCATCATTTCAAGGACTGGACTCATGATAATACATTTAGACGAATATTAGGATTGAGACATTTACATGCTGAACATAAGGATAGGCGAACAAGACACGACCTACCTGTTGAAGAGAAATACTTTGATAAGAAATTTTTGAAAACCCATGAATTAAATACTATATCAAAATATTGGAAAACAGGTAACAAAAAATATCTAAAGGCATGGTGGAATTAATCCTTACCTCCTCTTAAATCAATAGGTTCTTGTCCAGGATGATCTAACATCCAAGATTTTTGTCCTGCTACAATATGATTATTAATTGAATTATTTATAGTATACAGCATAGTCCCAATCATTAATAAACACGCAAAGACCCCTCCAAATAACCATAAAATCAAAGGAAGTTTTGGGCGTTCGTCAAACATCTTTTGACAATCGTTTTGTTTTGTTTGAAGTTGTCCATTTCTCAAAGCAAATTTACTTTCTACCGTATCTAAATTGTGTTGTACTTGTTGTTTAATTTCAGCGTGATCTTTGCCGTTTGACTCACGAAGATCATAAATTGTCTGCTCTATCTTACCTAATATTTTTGCTTGCTCTGGTGTCATATTATGGTACCCCGCTCGAAGATGATGAACTTGAACTGCTACTACTGCTTGTGCTTGAACTTGACGAACTACCCTCCATTAATTCCCAATAATTGATTCGCAAAATATGCCCAGGATTCCCAAATGACGTATGGATTACTCTTATCTGAACTACATTCACATTTGTCCCATCACTCCCAAAGAAACTTTGAGTAAATGGAATATTCATATAATAATCTTCAGTTAATGTTGATGCTGGCAGAGTCATCATTAATACATAACCACTTGAATCCCAATCAAATGCATGAAATTCAACTGTATGATCATCTCCACCACCATATGTACCCTTGAAATGTAACATAAAATTAGTTGAATCTGGTGATGAATAAGGTACATTCCAATGTTGAAATGTATAACAGAATCCAGGTTTAGTATAAAACTCATCAAGGATAAACTTATTATCATCGTCTACATATGTATGAGTTAAATCACCTGAATTTATACCACCAATTCTAACATCACATAATTCAAATTGTTAAATGAAGTGCCATGTGATCGCTTCAGATGAACTTGAACTACTAGATGATGATCTACTACTGCTCGAACTTGAACTACTACTTAATGATCTACTTGAACTTGAACTGCTTGAACTTGATGAAGATGAACTACTACTTGACGATCTACTTGAACTAGATGATGAACTACTACTTGAACTAGAAGATGTACTTGAGAATGAACTACTGCTACTTGAACTTGAACTTGATGATCTGCTTGAACTTGAACTTGAACTACTTCTAGATGAACTTGAACTACTTGAACTTGAACTAGAAGATGATGAACTACTAGATGAACTACTGCTACTTCTAGATGATGAACTTGAACTGCTAGATGAACTCTTTACAGTAATATCATCAATTATAGTATTTTCATATGAACTTGAACTGCTAGATGATGATCTACTACTGCTTGAACTAGAACTAGAACTACTAGAACTACTTGAACTTGAACTGCTAGATAATGAACTACTACTTGAACTACTAGATGATGAACTACTTCTAGAGCTTGAACTACTACTTGAACTACTAGATGATGAACTACTTCTAGAGCTTGAACTACTAGATCTAGATGAACTACTTGAAGATGAGCTACTGCTTTCAGGGCATACTATTTTATCATAACTATTTATTATTAAATTATCACAATTAGCAACTACATTATCATTATTATCCTTAAAATATCTTATACATATTGGCACTTCTTCCGTTGAATCTGTTCCAATAATTTTACCATCTGTATCGCCATCCCAAACCCAATTTGAAGATGTGGAATCTAGATAATATGCTTTTATTTCTCCGCCTATTCTTGTAATTCTTAATGCACCAGTTGTATCTGTTGTTATTAAAGTTTCTTCAGCACCACCATCAAAAAATACAGTGTAAGAGTTATTTCCACTACCAGTATTTCTTAAAATTCCAACATGCCATGGATCAATTTCAACATAAAAATGAGGTAAATAACATACCTCTGTTATAGGAAGAGTATCAATATTATAATCTATTTGTATATCAAAATCGCCAGATAATAGATATCTACTTTTTAAATAATCATTAGCTTCTTCACCATCTATTCCATCTAAACTAAATGTATCTGGAGTAACTGTTACATATTCATCTATTATTAGACTATGATCCCATTGTTGTACATCTGTAAAATCATATGTACCACCCATAAAACATGAGTAACTAGATGAACTAGAACTTTGGGATGAAGATGATAAACTACTTGAACTTGAACTGCTGCTTGAACTTGAACTTCTACTTGAACTGCTAGAAGATGATCTACTAGAACTTGAACTGCTAGAACTTCTAGATGACGAACTGCTGCTTGAACTACTAGATGATGATCTACTAGAACTTGAACTACTAGAACTTTTACTACTAAAACTACTAGATGATGAACTAGAAGAAGATGATCGACTAGATGATGAACTACTACTTGAACTACTTGAAGAAGAACTTGAACTGCTTGAAGAAGATCTTGAACTGCTTGAAGAAGATTGGCTACTTGAACTGCTTGAAGACGAACTACCTTCAAATGATATTTCAAGATATGGTCTGTATTCTGGATCATCAATTTCATCAGATGAAAAGAATCTATAATTTTTATCATCTGTATTAGCAATTAATATAAAACCATAGTCTTCATTGTTTGTAAATTGATGTTTAATTCCATTTAATACATCAAACTCAACAAAGGTACCGTAAAGAAGACCTTCTAATGTAACAGTATCTTCAACTGTAAATGATCTATCAGATGTACTATCACATCCAGCTGTATCCCAAGTAACTTGACTATGTTTTGCAGAATTCCAAGTTGCTTCGCCAGTATTTGCTGGTTCGCCATTACCAATACCACCATTCCAATCTTTCTTTACTCTATATACTGATATCTCAGTAGTAGTATCAGAAGCAGTAGCAACATTTAAATAAAGTTTAGCTGAAGTTATTTGACTTTCATCTGTTATATAATAATCAAGAGCAGAGATATTAAATTTAATCAACCCTCTTGAATCATAATTTATAGAATCTTTTTTCCATACATAAAATTCTTCTTCAGCGCCATAATTCCAAGTTGGTTCTCCATTTATAATATGTGTATCTTCTGTTACCCCAGTAAAATCATCTCTTGAAGGATATTCTCCCCATTTTTTTGTAAAATCAGACAAAACATTTGAAGAGCTAGAAGATGATCGACTGCTTGATGATCGACTAGATGATGAACTACTACTAGAAGATGATGAACTACTTGATGATCTACTTGAACTTGAACTTGATGACGATGACCTTGAACTACTACTTGATCGACTCGAAGAAGAACTGGATGACGAACTACTTGGAGTATAGTATTGAATTTCCAAATAAGGTCTATTACCATCAGATGTTTCAGAAAATAGAAATTTCCAAGACGCAACAGCTTCTGGTTCCTGACCAATTAATATTCCATAATCATTACCACTGGTATAATTTTGTTTGATTATGTCAGTAACATCCCAGTTGTAATATATATTTTGTGTGTCAACAAATACAGAATCAGTTGAAGTTGTATCTATATCAGAGTCACCCCTACACCCAGCTTCATCCCAAGATGTTGGTGAAGTTGAATCATATATCTTATAATTCCAGCATGTTTCACCATCTTCTGCTTGAACATTGTTCCCTTCACCAGCTTCCCACGGAACCTTAATTCTATAAGATTGAAGTGTCGGATCTGATCCTACCTCATTTGCGCTTTTAACATACAATCTTGCTGAGTGTATATCGCTTTCATCTGATATTAAAGAGTCAAGAGCATCAAGATCAAATTTAATTAATAAACGTCCATCTCTTGATGTTTTTCCTAAATCCCAAACATTTGTAGCACCAAGGTTATTGTTAGGAGCATACTTATCTAAAACATTATCCTCAGTAACACCTGTATAATCATCTGTTGTATTTTCACCCCAAGTTTTAGTTGTAACATCTGCTGTGCTTGAGGAACTACTTGAACTAGATTGTGAACTTGAACTGCTTGATCGTGAACTACTTGAACTACTACTTGTGCTTGTGCTTGAACTTGAACTAGATGATCCTCCCGCATAGGTTGCATATACTGAAAGTTTGTGTTGATTATTATCAACTGTAAATGAAGTTGGTGATGAATAGCTGTTAGCATCTTCTTTTCTACCATTTGGAGTATCAAAATCCATTGATACACGGTTGAATCCATTTGTCTCTGGATATAAAACGACACCAGCAATATAAGTAGTTGAAGTATCAACGTCTGGTTCGGTTGAATATGTTGCATCACACCATGCTTTCGTCCCACCTGACATCCGATATGTGCCACCAACACCATTTGTTATGATAGAACCATCTGAATCATCCCAGACAACTGCCTTCATGTCCATGTATTTACCAGACCATGCTTTAGCATGCAATGATATCTTTTCAACAGTTCCATCTGAAGCTGGAGTTCCAAGCGAACCACCTGCACCATCTTGATTAAAAATACTATCTGAAGAACCTATTGTTGTATAACCAAATGTTGGGTCAACAACTATAGGATATATTGCTTTGTTAAGAAACTTTTTAGGAATAACTATTTCAAGTAAATCTTTTTCTTCTTGAATGTAAATCCTACACCAAACTCTATTACCATTTGCATCCTCAGCATAAGGTCTATATATATGAAATGCTTTACCTGTTCTGTATTCAGGTTGCCCCGGATAATTATCTCTTTTTGTTTTGTGAAATACAGCATAAGACCATTTAGCATTATCAGGTTGTTCTACATCATCCTCATTTGACATATCAGGTTGTTTTACAAATCTCAACCCTTTTGTTTGAATGCTATATTTTAAAGAATTAGTTTTAGGTTTTTCTTTTAAAACAATTTCAAATTCAAAACCACCATCTTCAAATTGTTCATCATCTTTTTCTAATTCATAAAAGTTTGCTTCTATTTTTTTATCAGAAGAGGTCCATTTTATTTTTTTGTCAGAATCTTTAAATGACGAACCATTTATATCTTCAGTTAAACGAACTGAGAAATTAGTTTCATTATCCCATTGTTTGAATTTAACCTGAGGATAAAATTCTGGTTGTTTTGTATCACCAACTTCTGCTTCATATTTCGCATGAGTTTTAATTTTCTTTTCAAACTCATATGTAGTTGATGTTATTTTCTTAGGCATCTAATAGACCTCTTATTGTTTAATAAGTTTTAATTTAACCCACCCCAATGATTCAAATGATGAACCATCATATTCATGCCATGCAAATGCATCACATATATTTTCAGTTTCACCTGTTTTGTATTCAATTTTAGGTGCTGGACCTTCACCTGTATCATATTTATCTATATAAATCATTCCTGTAAAAGGTCCAACATAAACAGTATCAGATACTGATACATCGGAATCACTTGTTAATGTTAATGTTTCTGCATTACCTGTACCATCAATTACACCACCTACCCATTCACCTTCAAATGGTTCTGTTACTTGTTCATCTGATGTTTCTCTACCCCAAGTAATATCACCACCCGTATTTGATGAACTTGAAGATGATGTTGAACTTGAAGATGATGATCGACTTGAACTCGAACTTGAAGATGAAGATCGACTAGAAGATGAACTGCTTCTACTTGAAGATGATGAACTTCTGCTTGAACTAGAAGATGATGAACTACTTATACTCGAAGTACTTGATGAACTTTTTGATGAACTTGATCTACTTGAAGATGATGAACTCGATGTACTTGAACTTGATGAAGATGCAGGATTCATTTGCAGCAAAGCGCCTGCCCATGCAGCATCATTATATATTTTAGAACTGAATGTTACAACATCTGGACTTGCTTGATCTCTTGATTGAGATGTACCTGTAACGTCTAATCTTGGTGAATGATCACCACCAGTTGTTATCCAAGGTAATACATCTGGTGCTTCTCTATCAAATCCAGGAGCTTCTCTGGCAAAATTAACATTACCACTACTTGTAAGAGCTTCAATTCTTCTATTTGCTTTTGTGGTTGTAACACTCATTGTTACATATTTTTCAGCATCACCTATACCACTTGCAGAATCAGCGAGTTCAACTGAATCAACATTACTATATCGTTTTATATAAATAACTGCACCTTCAATATCATCATCCCATACTAAATCAATATCAAAATCATCGCCTGTATATTTTGCATTTGAAGCATAAACAGTAAGAGGTGGATTAGAATCATTACCTGTTGGTGATGGAACATATGCTTTTTTAGTCCATGTTGGACCACCAGTTGCTGATGTTACAGAAACAGGACTTATCATACTGAAAACATAAAGCAAATAAAATATATCCGTACCACCTTGAACTTCTTCATCAATACCAGCATCTTCATCTGAGAGAATCATACCGCCAACACCATTAGGTATCCATATACCACTATCCTCAGAAAGAGTATATTCATCAAATACTAACATTGGATAAGTCGGATAAACAGATCCAAGCATTCTTTTCCATACTTGAGTATTTAAATGTGTAACTGTTGAATAATCTATACCCATTTATTATGTCCTCTTGTATTCCTTGACGGTCACAGTTATATTTGGTTTATCTTTTTTTGCTTTCTTTTTCTTTTTTGCCATTGTTTATGTCTCCACCGCTGATCTAAATGCAGCTGAACTTACAAGTCTATAATCAACTGTTGGTGTTCCAGCTGGTGATCTATCTTGAATATCAACTTTTATAGTCCATGTTGCAGTTAAATCATTACTTGGATTTACAAATATCCCACTATAAATCAAATTTGCATAATTATCATTAATTTCTAATGAATCTCTTACGGTCCAAGCTCCACTTTCATTTTTGGTTCTGATTCTAAACTCTGCAGTTGAATCACAATAACCTCTTGCCATAACATCAATTACAGCTTCTTTTGCACCTGTAAATGTATATGTAAATTCAAGAGTTGAAAACCATGATGCTCCAGATGATCCGCTGCTTTCATTTGAAATACCTGTTGCATATTCTCCTGAATTTTTAACTAATGGCATAGATTTTGATATCAATGCCTCACCATGTTCTCTGATTTGTTCAAATCTTAAATGTGATAATGAAGCAGTATATGAACCTAATGTACCTTCAACGAAATATATTCTCCAATATTTAGCTTCAATAGCTGTGTCTGTAAACATTACTTCTGAAACATTTTGTGGTGTTATTTCAGCTTCAGCATAATTAATATATATTGGATCATCAATAGCATCTTGTTGGTTTGTGTATATTGTTGAATCATCAGCAATGTAAACCCAATCAACTCCATTGAATGAATAACCTATATAAAATGCTATATCCGCTTCACCTGTAGTAGAATCGACTCCATTCAATCCTGGTTGAATATACATACCATCTATCTTCTTTGCAACCCTATGTTCATATTGTATAAAATATTCCGCCGTAGAGTCCGCTACTATATTAAAATCGACGGAGGTTGTTGTGTCAAAGGAAAATAGGTCTGATTGCCAATCCACTAAAGGATAATTAGGAGAGTTTGAATCTGTATAACCAATTTTATCAATAGTTATCATTGCATCATTATTAGTTGTTTCAAGATATGTTTCTTTCCATTCTTCTACAGTCCATAATGATGTAGTATCAACCCATTCAACTGAGGTCGTATCAAGATATATCCACGCAGTCGTATCAGCAGATGTTGCATCTGGGGGTGGATAAAACACTTCTGTCAATGCAGTCGCATCAGTAGTAGTTAATGCGAGGTTCAATTGATATAATTTCTCTTTAAATCCACGATTAAGTATTCTCTTTCCGACTAGTTTAAAACCCAAATCTTCGAATATTTGATATGGCATTAAATCGCTAGATTTATGATTTGTGATTAACCACGCACCTTCTTCTTTTAATAAAGGAACTGAATGTCTGATTATTTCAGTACCTATCCCTTTTCTTCTGTGATCAGGATGAACTATTAAATGTGAAAAATTATAATTCCCATAATCTTTCATCCCAACACCCATACAACCAATAACTTTTTCATCATAAATGGCAGCTATAAAGAATTTTGAAAATTTCTTCGATGAAGAATATAATTTTTTAGCATGTTTAAAAAATAAATTCAAACATTCTTCTTTTCCTTTTTTATCTTTTATTATTGTATAATTATACATAATTAAACTCCTACTGCCATCCAATTCAAAGTACCAGGTTCAACAACTGATGTAGCTGTTTGATTTGATGAATAGGTATTTACATGGACATAGCCATTATAACCTTTCGTTAATCCTCCAGAATATATGCTCCTCTTTTTTCGATTAGAATAATTTCGCATAAAAATTCTAAAGTGTGTGATTGTAAAAGATAAATTTCCACTGTCATTAACCCAATTAGGATATGTTTGACCGCTTCTACTTGATGGCGCCCATGTATTAGAAGTTAAATCAACAGCTCCAACTCCAGATCTATACCCTTGTATTCCTGTGTAATATCTTGAAACTCTAATTGATGTATAAGGTCTACAAGTATAATTACCATCTTTTTTACGACCTGTACAACTTACCCTGCTATCTTCTCTTGCATAAATTTGATTTGTTTGCCAATCAACATTTATTCTTTTTGTATTAGGTGGTAATTCTATCCAGTCAGTGTTATAAGTTCCTGCAGTGCTTGAATATATGAGATTCCAATCAACACCACCTGTACTACCTGCTGATAAATCAAGAGTAGCTCTTGGTTTAAATCTCCAATGTAGAGGTTCATATTGTTGTAATGATATAACTTCAAATTTCATTTTTTGTGATTGAGTTTTATAATTAATATTATATGATTGAATTGCATTGGGTGAAACCATAACTCTTGGAGCTTCTTTAAATATACCTGGTATATAAACCCATTCATCATTTGCACCAACTCCAGTTTCTATTCTTGTTATAGATGAATATTCATGATGTTGTGATTGATTTTCATCCCAATATTGAAATTTAATATTTCCATCGCTTAATTCACAATAACTTCCTGTGGTAGGTCCACCATCTTCAGCAACAACAAGAGATCCATGACTTCCAGCTGTATCAATTATAACATTTTGATCACCGAATGATGCTACACCACCCTCAGATAAATGAATCAATGAACCAACATATAATTCACCACCATCAATTTTAGTTTGATCTTCTGCAGCTTCCCAATGAGTATTATCAGTAGCATTATCTTCTGGTTTATTTGCACCTGACACTTCATCCCAAGGAACATCTGAACCAGCTTCTACATCAATAACTCCTCTAATTTTTAATGTTGATGCAGCATCATCCCAATGTAATTTACATTGATTTGGATCTGTACCACCAAATTTAACATCTTCATCATCCATATCAAATATAATACCAGTGTTCGCTGTTGGTGTTGGACTTTGAATGATGCCTGCTGTTAATACACCCATATCTGCTGCAATTGCTGATAATTGACTTGCAACAACCCATTCAGCGATAACCTGATCGACAACCAAAAATTCATTTACTCCTGTTGAATTGGTGTCAAAATACATTCTGGTGTTACTCATTGCTAAACCATTTGGAAATAGAGCAGTGTTGTTTGTGTCTGCTCCTGCATCTGCATTCCAAGGATTTGCTTGTGCTAGCGCAAGAGATGCATATTCTGTTAACCTACCATCTACTAAATCTCCTGAACCATCACCACCAAAATATTTCAAAACATTATCTTCATCTATAGTCCTGAAATATAAATCAGCTGTCTTGTTCATCCATACAGATACTCTATCAACCAACTGTTCAGTTGGAAATTCAATATTAATCCAATCACCAGCATTATATGTTTGCCCAACTACATCATAAACATGATCATACACCCAACTGAAATCTGCTGATGTTTGATCATAACTATCTGTTATTGTTAATCTTGATGTTAATTCTACATCAATATCATCTGTTGGTATTTTTAATGGTGTTCCTGAAGCGACATTTGATTTAGTACCTACACCAAATTCATCATAAGGTTCAATCTGTACTCTATATAATGTATCAGCACTTAATCCTGCTTCAACCCATACATTTGCATTTGATGATACTTCTGCAACTTGTGTTGTTGGTGGATTACTTTCATCAAGATATACTCTATATTTAGACATATCATTATCTGCAACAGTTATAGCAGACCAATCAATTTTTAATCCTGTAAAAATATCATCAACAGTTGGAGTTGTCCCTGCCATTGTTGGCGCAGGATTTTCGACTGTTATAATCGCAGGATCGTTGGATAGTTGTAAGAATATATCTCGAGCCCATACTTTAAATTTTATCTCACGTATTGGGGTACCATTATCTAAGACATTCATTGCATATAAATATTTGAATTTATTATCAGTTACAAATTCATATCTTAGATGCTTATCTCCATCATTCGGATCCATTACTTCAATTTGAAAATCTTTTATTTTTGTTACATTTGAATCATATTCAACTGCATGAGTAGGCACACTTGTAGCATCGTCATAAGGAGTATAAGATGTTGAATCAATTGCAAGTGTCATTGGATCCCAACCAATTTCACAATCCTTGCCATTAAATGTTGTACCTATTCCAACATCTTCTTCAATTGATGTAAGACCTGTAACTTGTGGTGGAGCATCTGGTGTATCTGTAATTGAATATTCAGATATTGTTAACCAAGTTGATTCTCTGGTCAGACCTGTTGCTCTAACTCTAAATGAATAAGTATCTGCTGTCATTGGTCTGAAATCATAATAATTATCAGTTGTTTTTATAACTTCATTATCTGCCCAAGACCCAGATGATGATTTCCATTGAACAACATATGTTTGGAATCTTACATCTGTTGTATGAGTCCAAGACATTAATACAGCTGTTTTTCTATCAGATATATCTGATGCACCGCCCGTATCATCATAAGTGTATTGTTCAATTTGTATATTAGTTGGAGGTTCTAATTGTGTATTTGCATCTGGTACTTTTGTTATTGGTGCAGGATCAAACAATTTGCCATCTTCAACTTCAGCATATTTATTTGAATCATATTCACCAGCAACAATTTCAAATATATTAGGTTCAACTTCTGTATTTGTTATAACTCTATATTCTTTTGGAACTAAATTAGAAGCTGATAAAATCCATATTGAATCTACTTGAGGTTCATCGCCTGGCCAACTTGATGATAGGTCCAATGTTTTATGATATAAATCATCTGGAACTGTTGTAACTGTTCTTTCAACTAATGTTCCTTCTGGATCAACAAATGTCATACTATAAGTAATTGGATTGCCTTGTGCATCAACGCTTTCAAGTAGAACACCATCACCATCAAGAGTTACTGTATTTGATGTAGCAGAAACCAATCTCCCGCCAGCTCTTGTAGCTGCCTCATGATTGTCCATAACTGAAATTATTTCACCAGGAACGACATCTGCGTTGTCCCATGAAGCTCTAAATGTTACTGTTTCTGTTTCATTTAATGCTGTATATAATATCCATCTACCATAACGATATGCTTGTCCTCTTGAAGTACAACCAACAGCAACAACATCAGTTGGTTGATAACCATACCTATCAATACCATCTCTATCATCAACAGATTCAACTGTTAATTTAAAGAAGTTATCAGGATCATTCCACGATACATTAGCAACTGTGAATCGTGTATCCATTGATGAATATGCATATTGAAACAATCCATCTACAACATTTGCTGCAGTTATTAATTTAGATGAATCTTTTGGAGAGTCTTGTGCTACTCTTAATTGACCACCCGCCCAATATGGGAGAGCTCTAAAGTTTGAACACACCATTGCAATGGCAGCTATACCATTTACTCTTTTTTGAAGGACTCCATTATATGTATATCTTGGTTCTGTACCACCCATACCGTCAGGTACAAGAACATCACAATATTGGGCGATTGTCATTAATCCCCACTTGTCAACAAATTCTGGTTCTAAACCTAAACCATATCTATCATTTGTAACTAAATCATAAAACACCCACGCAGGATTATTACAATACGCTCGTTTGAATGTACCATCCCAAGTTAACCCATATGTTCTTTGAACAGGATCATAATTAGTTGGAATTAAAATTCTTGCTCCTTTTATATGATATTGCCTTGAAGGAACTCGGGTACCAAATAGTTGTGAGTTTAATGTAACTCCAATCACTGAACTATCAGGATAAATCATTCTACGGTTTATGATTTGAGTATAACTTGACCAATATATGGAATTTTGTTTACTATTACTTCCTGAATCAGCTGTTATTCTTGTACATCTTACTTGCCAAGGACCTGCACCATATCTATCTGTAAGGTTGTTTATTCGCATACTTGTTTGATATGCGGCAACACACTTACCATATTTTTCCATGTTTTTAACAAGAACCCAATCGCCACCATCAGGTTTTATTTCAACTTTCCATTTTACTGTTGTTTTCTTTGTATCACCATCGTCATTAACTCTGAATAAAGCGGGGATTGTAAATGTTAATACTAAAGCATCAATATCTGGATCTGTAATGATTTGTATTACAGGTCCATTTTCTATTGTCATTTTAAGGTCAACTGATATAATTGATTCAGAAGTTGGATATTCTCTTAAAGGGACACCATCTGGAGATCCTGGTTTATATCGTATTGATGCTCCTCTAAAATTATATGCTCCACCGGCAGCTCGTATAGGAATGTGTCCAAAACTAACGCTTTCTTCTCCATTGACAAGACCCTCTACTTCACCTTCGCAAATTAGATCTACGAAACGAGCTACTGCTCTTGACATTAAGGTATTATCTTCTTCAACGGGAGTATGTGTATCGTCGTCTTTTGATCCGTGTAGAAACCCTTTTATATCTTCATGTTTCATATTATTTTACCTTCTCTCCGGTGGTGGTTCTGGTGGTGGTACAACTATTTCAACCGGTGGTTCATATGGAATGTCTTGAATTTCAAGTGATGTTGAAACGACAGTTGACCCTATTAAAACTTCTCCATAACAAATAGGAATCGCTCCACCCTGTTCATTTGTATTGATTGGTCCATCGAATACGAAACTTGCTCTTTCATCTGGGTCCTCCTGGTCATCATAATCTGGAGGTGTTACTGTAGTCATCATTGATATCATACCACCAATAATAAATGCTGCACCCATTTTCATCATTGGTACACCGATAGCTCCAAACCCATAATAAGTTAAAACAGCTCCAACAACAACCAATACAAACCCGACTATTATTGTGGTGATTGATTGATTCTTGCTACCTATAATTTCAGGAGCAATCCAAATATCTCCTTCCTTATGTTTCATTACAACTGTGGTTTCATCCAGAGCATGTTCTTCATCAAATGCTCCAACTGTAACATTATAATTTTCTTCCTTTTTTATACTCTTTAAGAAACCTGGGAAATTTGTATCTAATGCCCTAAGAGCCTCACCCACAGAACCAACATCTAATCTATGTTCAGTTCCATATTGATCTCCTAATTCACCCAACAAATGAATTGTCCTTAACATTGATAACCCTCCATTATTCCGTGGCAATTGCCACCAAGACCGAAAGTACAACAAAACACCCAATTTGATCTTTCTAAGTCTCTATAATTTCCTGAGACACAATGAGCATCAAATTTTCTATTTATTATTTCTCTATAATCATCAATATGTAAACCACAAACATCGCAATTTACTATTGGTCCGTGTTTTGCGTGAGCTCTATTGTGCCAGGTTGAATATGAATCTCCCGATATTTTGAATTTAATTTTTCTTCCTGTTAAACCCTCGGTACAATTTTTCCTATACTCTGGGTCTTTCCACGCTTCAGTTCTAATATTACTTAAATTTTGTTTACATTCTTCGGTTCGTTTTTGCCCTTTTAATTTTTCTATTCGTTTTAAAATCGTTTCTTTCGATTGAATATGCCCAGGTTTAAATTGTCCTCCAGTATATTCTTTCACTCTTGAATTATGACCAAGAGCAAACATTTTATCATCTGCTATTTCAGTACCACATTCACATTTACAATAATTCATTATGATTCCTTTCGGGCGCTTTTATACCTCATAAACCCAGTTATATGTTTTGACCATCTATGAACTGGTTCTCTTCGACTTAATCTATTATATAAATGGTGCATCATTAAACCATCTCCAAGATAAATTGCTTGATGATTAGTAACGTCTGCTAATACTTTCATTGTTATAACATCACCAACATCTACCTCTGATTCTTGAATATAATAGAATCCTGCTTCATCACAATTATCCTCTAACATTGATGGTTCATCATGCCACCACAAATTTGATCTTGGAAAATCAGGAACATCATGACCGATACTCCTATGATAATCTCTTACAAGAGCATAACAATCATACAAACCATGTACAAAAGGTCTTCCAATAAACTCTTGAATTTCTAAATCGTCTCCCCAAAAATATGTGTCAATGACTGCTGTTTTATTTAATAAAGTAACTCCCCAAGGAATCCCAGATTTCTTTTGTGAAATCATATCAGCTTTAGATAAATGAGGATAATCTACATGACTGTGAACAATTGCCCGGATTTCCTTTCTATATTTAATAAAGTCTTCTGGACTTATTTTAAAATCATTAATGGGATCCTCTGCACGATTTTGAATTGGATGATAATAATCATCCATTATAAACCCACAAGCTTCCTTGGGGTGTTCGATTTGCGCATGTTTCTGTACATCTAATATAATCTTTCTATCAAAATAAGTTTTCATATAATTTTTCCCTTATACTCTAAATCTTGATACTGATGGAAATGCATATGTAGGTAATGGGTCTGGTCGTGATGCAACCCATCTATAATTACCTTCAAAGTCAGGACTGTATGTGTACCATACATTAGGAGTATCTAAAGTGTTTAACCAATAATCATGAGGTCCAGCGCCAACTGGTTCTGTATCCTGAATAAAAACATCATATTTTGAATCAGATGCTGCAACTCCAGCATATCTCATTTCACAGTCTGATAATGATTTTCCACAATCATCTTGACTTTCATCTGTTGTATAATCTCCTAATCTTGTGTAACAATAATCATGTGTGTAAGGACATGTTGTATTTGTATAATTAAATGAAGTAGAATCTAAACTCCAGATTCTATATGTTTGTCGGCAGAAATCTCTTATAATTTGTCTTTTTGGAATATTTATTCCTTCAAAATCCATGTAAGGTGTTAACTCAAACTCTGCAACAGCTTTTGTTTTCTGTGGCATTGTTCGTATTCTATATATATCAGGTGCAAATTCTGCAGAAGGATTCTCTTCCGGTTTACCATCTAAATACTTTTCAAGAGTTCTACGTCTTGTGAATTTTGCCCCAATTAAACTATCGAATGAATTAATGTATGCTGCATATGTTAATAAAACATTTGAAATCATTATCTTTGGTCTTGGGAGTGTATCAGCAGATGTTACAGACCAACCATCTGTTTTCATATGGATTGGTATAAATTCATCACCGCCAAATGATATAGGAGTATAATCATTATCTATTGATTCGGTGAATCGTAAATAACCATCTTGTCCTATAGTAGTCAAATCAATCTCATATAAATTAACTATATTTCCGACAGCTAAATTCTGTACATCACTTGCTATTTTTTCTGATT